AGGACATACCGCGTACAGCACTAGCAGAAGTAGAAGCAGCGAGGATTTTACTTCCGTTCTCCAATTCGAGTGACCCTTTGTTCCAACCGAGAATACCTTGTTGCAACCATCTAGGGAGATTCTCATAAGAAAGTTGTAGGCGGCCCAACATTTCTCTTGCAGTGGGTGCTTTGTTTGCGAGGATTGCGACATTTACATTAGCATTAAAAAGAACATACCATAATAGATATGCTGTAACAATTGTAGATTTACCAGACTGACGAGGAAGCTTCGCTATATTGAATCTATGTTCATGAAACTTCTCAACCATCCCCTCTTGGAAATCATACATTTTAAATGGTATGACACCTTCATCAAGAGATACGATCTTGATATACTTTCTTATAAAGTACACAGGATCTTTAGCACACTTTAAATACTCAGAAACTTGTTTCTTAGTAAAGTCCTGAGTAACGTTTGCTTTCTTAAGATTGGGATTACCTAAGTATATCTCTTGTGATTTACTCATTTTTTAAATTCTATAATCAATCTATTGACGACTATTCCTTTAGTATCTAGTGTTTTTTGATCAAGACTGGTCCAAAGTCCCAAACGTTCTCCTAATTTCACGTAGCTCTTCAAAGTTTTTTTGTTTAGTGCCACCATCATATTCCCAAGCATAACCCTCCTTTATCATTTGTTCATTAAGTGAGATTGGTTCCTCCCCAACGTAAAGCCAACCCAAAAGCCGACCGTACTTGCCGACACCACCATGAAGCTCAGTGCGAATAGTGAGCTCATCATCGCCAGCCAGAGTGCTTTCCAATTTTTCTTTGAGCCAGTTTGTTGCATCGATTCCTAGTGCCTTCTCTTCCAAGTCTCTTGTTCTCTTCTCTGGCGTATCAACTCCTGCAATTCTAACTCTTTCTTTCTTGTATAAATCAAAGCCGAGGTCAATAGTAACGTCAATAGTATCGCCATCTAATACCTTATCTATACTCGTAACTCTAAAATTATAGCAGCTCTTCCTGCTCGGCGGTGTCATCGCTCCCATTGTTATACTCTAGTAAAGCTTTATTTAGCATGTCATCAATAGGTGTTCTATTTTTAGCCGCTTCATAATCTTTCAATGCATCAAGTAATTCATGCATGTCTGTAACACTCCAATCTAAGATAGGATCCTTCATCTCTATCTCTGGACCGTAGATAGGATTAATGATCTGATCCTCTGCTCTCAGAGGAGTCGGAATCAGAAGTAGTAATGGGATTAGGATACCAATCATCGTATTTAAAGATCCAGTAGATCGAAATAGCTACTGCTATTAACAGTATAGCACACATTATATTTATTGACCAGACTACTTCTTGCATATATGTCCTATAACTTGACAAGGGTGATGAATCAATATTAAAGCATCCTTGACCACTTCTGGTGGTACCACTATACAATATCCAATACCCATATTGAATGTGGTTCTCATATCTTCTTCAAGTATTTCGCCACAATTCTTAACCTTAGTAAAGATTTCTGGTCTTGGCCAAGAATTCCAATCAATATGTGGTGACAATCCTTTTGGTATACATCGTTGTAAATTTTCTAAAAGACCACCACCAGTAATATGTGCCATACCAAGAATAGGTATTTCATCTAACAAACGTTTAACTACATCTGCATAAATTCTAGTTGGAGTAAGTAATTCTGGTGTTTCTTTATAATAAATTTTATGCCTCCATAGCATATCATTAATCAAACTATATCCATTACTATGAAGACCACTACTTTCTATACCAATTACAACATCACCTTCTTTAATTAATCTACCATCTATAACTTCATTCTCTTCTACTATACCTGTACAAAATCCTGCAAGATCAATATCTTTAGCGAAACGACCATGTTCAGCAGTCTCTCCACCAATAAGTTCTACATCTGCTATCTCACATCCTTTAATAATACCTTCCATTATCTTATCTTCTCTACCATCTAATTTGACAGTAGAAATATAATCTAGAAAATATAAAGGTTTAGCACCACTACAGATAACATCATTAACACACATTGCAACTAGATCTATACCAATAGTTGTCCAGTCACCAAATACTAGTGCCATATTAATTTTAGTACCAACACCATCAGTACCAGAAATCAATACAGGTTTCTCATATCCAGTAGGAATTTTGAAAGCACCACCAAATCCACCTATGGAAGGTGCTTTCTCTTTGAGTCTTTTTACAAAAGCATTACCTGCTTCTATATCAACTCCTGAAGTTTTGTAATCCATAATTAATCATTTATACCATACTTTGATAGGTCATACTTTGCCATCCTTAATGGTTCATGTTTGACCACAGGTGGTTTACCTATTATATCCTCAAGGTCACCTACTATCTTCTTCTTAGAGATATGATATGGTGTTGGTGCATTTTGTAAGCACACTTGTAAACATAATAGTTGTTCGTCAGTAAACGTGAATGTATTACTCAACGTGGATTACTCCTTTCATACCTGCACCAGCATGAGGATCACATTGAAACTCATAGTCTCCTGGATCAGGAAATGTTACTTCAAAACTATCACCAGCAGCGAATGCTAGATCACCGTGTGATAATTCTGGGTGTCCATCTACAATCATATTATGAGGAGGAAGATCTCCATTAATAAATTTGATTGTATCTCCAGCAGAGATAGTTATTTCATTAGGTTCAAAGACTAAATTGCCTCCTGACCCCATAGTAATATCAGCAGCATACGCTGTTCCTGATACCGTTATTAATGATGCAAATACTAGCACCCATGCTATAAACCTTGTCAACCACATAGTAATAATTTGATGATTCTTTTTTATGTATGTCATGCTCTATCGAGCAAAACATAGTCAATAGAATGAGGATGATCGTGTATGTACGATACATCCTCCCTTACGTCTTGGATTGCTTCATATGCATCATGTGCATATGTGCAAATTTCCTGCATATGTCTATTATTGTCGTGATAACCGACAGTATAGTGGGACATGATAGTTTCAACTCCACAGTACTCGATTATTTAGTGTGCGACGTAAGTATAGATACCTAAGTTTATTTCCGATCCAACATATTACGAGAGACAGTATTCCTACAAAGTTTCTCTTGTTGTAGTCTATCTAATTCTCTTAATAATATTTCTTGGAAATTATCTTTATCTTTACTTGTTGTAGTGGTAGGCTGCTTTGTTAGTTTTCTTGGGGAGTTTTCCACTTCTTACCTTAGTTCCTGAAGTTTCACCATAACTATCTGGGTGCTTCCCTGCCTTTGATTTTCCGACAGTCTCAGATTTTTTCTTACTCTTATCAGTATAGTGCAACTTTGCGGGTTTGTTTTTGTCTTTGGTAATTACAGATTCTTGTCCATGTTTACGACCAAGACGACGAGTCAATTTTCCGAAACGTCTCTTGCTCATTTTATCTGGTTTTGTAGTTTGATAGGATACTTCTCTTCCTGTCTTACCATCGTCGTATTTGTATTCTCCGACACCTTTTTTATATCCGATGCCTTTCTTTTTTAAATCTTTTTCTAAACCCTTGCGTTTTGTACGATTCGCCTTTTCATCAGATCCCCTATCAGCACTTATGTGACCAGTCACTTTTGTCTTAGACTTGGTTAACATTCTAGTGGTGGGATTTCCTTCAACTAGTTTAATGAAATCAGCGTAATACATAACTTTTAGTTGTTCCTTCTGTGCGAGCTTATTAGCAGTAGCATACATGACTTCTTTGTCACGTTTACCATATAGTCTTTTAAAGCGATGAGCACTTTTGTTCTTCATCCCTCGAACTATACGTTCTGCTTCCTGATTGACGGCTGGCATATTAACCTCCGACTACTTGTATCTCCTCTAGTACAATTGCATTGCCAGTCACTGCGACTTTAACGCAACGTTTGACAACTGCTTGAGGACCAGATGCGTATGTGTAGTCAGCAGAAGCACTTGATGAATCTATATCTGTAGAAATCGTATTGTTTACAACTGCTGTGATCTTCTTACCTACAGTACCTGCAGAAAGGAAGTTGCTATCAATAGCAGGTGAAGTACTATCATCTTCAACAGCGATATAATCGCCACTAGAGAAAGGATGTTGTGATGATGTTTCATGCAGATGTAATCCTAATTGATAATCTGCTGTAGAATCATCTACTGCCTTAACTACTTTAGCATGTCCAGGTTTACCACCTTTAACTAAAAGTGCCTCGTCACCAATCAATGTAATTGCTGGTCCGTCATTAAATGCTACAGTAGCATCGCCTGCGGTAGCCACAATACGATAGAATCCAGTCTTTACAACTTGATATTCTGTCGCATCTGCTGCAATAGCGTTAGTACTTAATACGTTTATAACTGTCATTGTCGTGTCTATGTTGATTCAGTTGTGTTATTATTTATATTTTTTAACATCTTCTGAAGATCAGCAGTGCTACCAACAAACATTGCATTAGTAACATTTGTCGGTCCTTTCTTTTCTTCAGCATCTAATTCTTTCATTTTACGTTGCAAATCAATTAACTTATCTGTTGTATCTGCAACGTTTTTAATCATTAAAGCAGCAACTTCATATGCTCTAGGATGATCACTACTCTGTGCAACATCCATGATACCATCTAATGCTTCTTGGCCTTTCATTACTAGATTATGTAAGTTAGCACGACTCATTTCATAGTCTTGCTTTACATCT